CATTCAACATAATCGCCTACCTGCTCGCGAGATTCTTCTTCAAGTTCACCTTCAGCACCTGTAAGCATTGCCATCATTTCAACGGCCTTCATTATGTATTCGTGACCTTCAGAAAGATCATCAAAAATTGTTTTAAGGATAATTAAAGATTCACCTGTAACTTCACGGCCTTCTTTCATTGCCTTGATTGCGTTACGAAGTGCCTCACGCGCTTCAACTGAGGTAGTTGGGTAGGCAGGATAAGTAACCACTGAAACATCACCATCTGCTAGTGAAACCTCTGTAAGTGTGCGCTGGGAACGATCATCATTATACTTTTGACGAATAACACGGAAAGCAAAACTCATTTGGTCAACATCGCCGCGCTCAACTAATTTGTAAAGGTCGCGACCCTCACTTGTGTCTGCAATTGTTGCATCCATATACAAACCGCGATCATCTTCAGTAAGAGTTAATGTGCCATTCTTTGTGCGAGCTAGTGGCAAACCTTCGTGATTGATAAGCAAACGAACGTCAGGTGTTTCGCTCAATGTCTTACGAAATGCGCCAGGGGCGATTGTTTCAATAAATGGTAGGGGAACACTAGCCTCATTGAACACTGCAGCATATCCGCGCAAGCGCATTGTGCCATCTTCGGCTTGTCTTGCTTCAACATCGCGCACTGTAAATGTGCGGCGCTCAATCTTTTTCATTTTACTCCTTGAGTTTGTTTCTGCATCTAAGGCATCAATTTTTCTTTGCGCCCAATTCTGCGCTCTGTCACTAAAATTAGAATCCCCACCCCAAAGAAGCCAAGCAACTAAACCTGCACCGGGATATTGGGAATTTGAACTATCTTTATTCTTTGGTGCTTGCCCATCAACTTTGTGGCGAGCAAACCAAGGTGCCATTTTTCTAACTTTGTTTTCTGTAACACGCCCCGCAGCTAGTTCACGCGCTTCGCGTTTTGTGCCATCGGTTAAGCCATCTCCCCCGAAACCTTCTTTAAGATAATCCAAACCGCGTTGTGCGTTCTCACGAATAAATGATGGAACACTCAAATCAACTGCTCGAATTTCGCCCATTGGTTCCATTCCTTCGGCAAGTGAAACGGCAATCATTTGATCAATTGCACCTTGCTTTGAATCGTGGCACCCAATAGTTTCAAATGAGCCATCAGGATTTTCTTTGACGGTTGCCCAACCTGCGCAATCGCTTTCTTTATCTGAAATGTAATAAGGCATTAGACAGGATAAACCGATGTTGGGTCGGCTGGGTCAATTGTTGAAATCTGTTGTAGCTGACTTGATGGAACGCCAGTGTGCTTCATATCAGGCAAGCCAACTGCCTTTGTGACTGCTGCAGGGTCAAAGCCAACTTGAATCAATGCGGCAGCAATTTCGGTGCGTAGCTTGAGGCCAACATCCTTAGCATCTGAAGCATCAATGTTTTGCAATGGAACGCGGTATTGGTCACCATCTTCAATTGGTGCCATATCTTCGTATGCGTGAACATCATTAAGTGAAAGGAAACCTTCACGCAAGCCTTTAGTGTAGGCATCATAACGCTCAAGAGTTGTGCCACGAAGTAGCGCATCAAGGTTGAATCGAATAAAACCGTCAGGTTCAGGTAGCAATGTTGAAAGAGATTGTTCAATTCGCTCCAAGATTGGGCGCAATGAGTGCTGAACAAATGAAAGATTCTGCGCTTCAACTGATGCAAATGACATCGCACCAGCAACAGGGTGACCTAAAAGGCTAAGCGGAACGCGGAAAATGCGAGCAATTTCTTCCACTGAGAAGCGGCGAGTGTCTAATAACTGCGCATCTTGGGCGTTAATCTGTAACGGTTGGAAACTTGCACCGCCTGAAAGAATGCCAATCTTGCCAGCGCGGTAAGGGCCAGTGTGTGTAAGGTTCCAATCACGGCCAATATCTTGCGCCTGTTCTTCAGTTAGCTCGCCGGGAACTTCAATGACACCGCCAGGGTTAGCAGCGTTGCCAAAATAAGATGCGGCATAAACATCGGCTGCCATTGCTGCGCCAAGTGTGGTGCGACAGGCGGCGATAGGTGAAAGCCCGTAACGCTGACCTGGCAAACGGAAATCAGGAATGTGTAACAGTTCTTTATCAGTTAGGCGTTCTTCATAAACGCCTTGGGTATCTCTAACCTTTACATAATAGATTAAAGGCTCGCCTGCTCTTGGGCGTTCAATGCGCACGCCAACTGGGTCAAGCACATAAAGCTCTTGAACATCGCCTAGTTCATCGCGCATTGTTAAAATGTAAGCGTTGCCTTCAAGTTTGAATGAAGTAACAATTTGCTCATAGAACTCAAGGCGTGTTGTTTCAGGGTTTGGGCGTGACACCCACGCTGGTTGATCGCCATAAATTGTTGAGTATGGCAAGCGGTTACGGCCACGGCGCACATAAGCACCAACTGGCAAAGATGAAACTGTGTCTGCCAATAGGCGCACGCAAGAATAAACCGTGGACATCCGAATTGCAGTTTCTGAATCTACAGTTACACCAGCAAGAGATTGAAATTGTGGGCGCCCTGGAATCAATGGTTCAACATATTGATTGTTGGCAGATCGCTTTGAACCTGACCCCGCCAAACGCTTTGATAAACTCATTAGTTAGCCTTCTCTGTAATCCATACTAGAAAAATACCTGCAACAACTAAAGCAAGTGGAACTGAAATCATTGCAAGCCCAGTTGTAACCAGTGTTACCCCAACAACTTCAACTGCAACTGATAGATCAATCTTTTTCATTATGCTCCCTATACCTGAATTGAAAAGAATCTAGCCACTGGTGCAGGTGGTTCAGCCGGTTGAGTTGCGCGGTCATATCCGAAAATTGAAGCAACTGCAGCATCTACCTTGCGGCGTGAACTTGCCTTGGCAACCATAACTCCGCGAGATGATTGCTTTGTCACGCAGTTTGCAATGTGTCTAGCAAGTGCGGGGTTTCCATCGTGAGTAAAGGATTGGTTCACAACTGCTTCGTAGAATTTTTGCGTGGCGGGAACCATTCGTTCAGCAGAGTTCGGATAGCTGACAACGGGAAGCCCTGCCTCATCCAATACCATAAAAGTTCGCTGCCAACGGGCGGGGTCGAAAACGATTTCCTTGACACTGAATCTTTCATCTCTGAAGGTGGCAATGATTGTTTCTTCGACTTCGGCAACGGGAATGTGCCAATCTTGTTCAGCATCATCTGGCCTTTCCCATAAACCGACAACCATTAAATGCGGCTTATCGCCACCAAGTAACCAAGCAACAAGTGCCGTTGAGTCATTTGAAAACGCACCATCAAAGGCAAGAATTACATCTTCGCCAATTTCAGGATAACGGTCTTGATCTTCTAACGCTTCCCAAGCACCTGTTGGCAGCCAAGCCACCGAAGTATTTACAAAACAATTAAGGCGCTTGGTTCTAAACTCAGCTTCAGGTGTTCGCAAAACTGCAGAACGCATCTCATCCAAGTCTGTAATGTCATTGAGTCCAGGATTTGCTTGAGGCCAAAGTTCTTCGTTGCGGTGATCGCCTTCAGGCTTCTCAGGTTCCCACCAAGCAAAGAAAAATGATTGATCTTTAGTTTCTTCTTTAACTATTTTCTGCCCGTATTGGTAGAGCGAATAGCAAAGAGAATCTTGACCGTTACTTTGTGACTTAATGCCCGCAGTTGTAATACCTAAAAGCAAAGAATCCTCACGCGCACCACCGGCAAGTGAAAGCACATTCCACAATTCCCAGCTAGGTTGTGCGTGAACTTCATCAAAGATAACAAGCGGTGACGGGTTCAAACCTTCTTTTGAATACGCTTCAGCAGAAAGCACTCGATAAACTGAACCCTTATCTTTGAATTCAATCGCATCGCGGTAAAGCGTGAACATAGATGAAAGTTCTTCATCCATCTCAATCATTCGCTTGGCAGTGCCAAATACAATTCGCGCCTGTTCTTTATCGGCTGCGCAAGAATAAATTTCTGAACCGTTACCGCCCAAGGTCAAACCTGCCAAGCCGATTGAAGCGCCAAGTGCAGACTTGCCTGACTTACGCGCCATCCCAATTAGGGCGGTGCGATGGCGAAAGCGCCCGTCATCGCGGCGGGCAAGGGCGTGGTTTAACAATTCCTTTTGCCAATCGCGCAAGACAAGCAACTTGCCCGCAGGCGAGCCGACTGAATCTTTAGTTACTCGGCAAACCGCTTCGGTAAAGTTGGCATAGAGTGCGCCATCGCCGCGTTCGCGATCTTCGATCGGAACAGGCGTGAGCCATTTAGGTGGCCAAGAATTAGTCACTTAGATTTTTGCTGCTCTAACAACTGAGCTAACTTGCCCTTTGTTGTTACTTCAGCAACCCCCAACTTACTGCGATCAACTGGCGTTAAGCCAAGCAATGAAAGCAATTTAACAATGTCATTCTCAACCGTGTTTAACATTCCAAACAACGGGTTGGCATAGGCGTAGCCTTTGTCGGTAAAAAGCACATAATCAGTAGCAGCTAGTTTCTCTTTTAGCTCATACTTCTTATCCATTTTTTCACAAAGTTCAATAAGCAATTTGGCATCGGTGTTAGCAATCCACGGTGCCATTGATAGAACAT